TGAGGCAGATCGGAAGGAACATCCTGGATCCGAACATGGATCCGGAAGCTGCCAGGGAAATGACGATCAATATCAAGTTCAAACCGGCCGGGCGTGGGAACCTGAAGGTAGAGTATAACGTGAAGCCGAAACTGGCCGGATTTAAGAAAGCGGAGACCATGTTCCTGGTGGGACAGGACTCCAGTACGGGCCGTATTGATATGTCAGAGCCGGGGAGCAGGCTCCCACAGGTCAATCCGGTACAGGAGATCCCTGCAGCTGCTTATGAAGAGGTCAGCCCCGGCAGAAGGGCGGATCCGGAGACGGGTGAGATCTTTGAAGAACGCAGGACCGGGCCGATTGACTTAAGGAGGCAGCAGGCATGAGGAAGGAAGAAAGCTGTGGAACCTGTAAGTATTACTCACCAGTTGATGAAGATGCGTTTTTATGCAACTGTGAGGAGTCAGAGTATTACTGGGATCATGTAACGAATGAAGATTACTGTGGTTGTCATGACCAAAGAAATAAATAAGTAAAAGGAGAGAAAATCAATGTTAGAAGGTTTAAAAGATGCCCTGGAGCATGTGGAAGATCTTGCCAGGGAAAATGAGAAAACAGAAGTGGTGGAGATCTGCGGCCATACATATGCCAACAAGACGCTGAGAAGATATGATACCGCCAATTATGCAGAGCCTGTAAAGGCCACGACCCTTTCAGCACTGGCAGATTACATCGTAAACTGCAGGGAAGAGTTTACAGAAGGCAGAAGGATGATCATCCATGTAGTAAGTCCTACAAAAGTCAGGCTGATGTCTGCCCTGGATGGGGAACGTAAGAGAGAGGTCCTGTTTGAAACGGATGCCCAGGTTTCCGGCTTCCACTTTGACCAGTGGTACGACCAGGAAAGCTTTATGATCGGCCTGCAGGCCAACTTCGCAAAAACGGCGGACCTGGATGCGGTGCTCCTGCTTGCCGGAAATATCGAGAGAAAGAATGAGCAGACCTATTCCGATGACGGCTGTACCCAGGTGGCAACCATGACCGTGGGTGTGGCGGCCAAGGCAGATGCGATCGTACCAAACCCGGTCCAGTTAAGACCTTACCGTACCTTCCAGGAAGTAGAACAGCCGGTCAGCCAGTTTGTATTCCGTATCGGAGACAGAGGGACACCGGAGTTTAAGCTGGTGGAAGCAGAGGGCGGCATCTGGAAGACAGAAGCAGTAAGAAAGATCAAGGATTATCTGGAGTTAGTCCTGTCAGAACAGGATATGGCTCTTAGAAATCGTATCACTATCATCGGATAATCTATCGTATTTGGAAAAGCTTGTTTTACTACCTTAAAGGTCAGGATCATATGTCACGATATTAAATGACCAGAGGTGTTGTACCTGAAGGGGCGGAGCATGACCCAAGTCTCTGACCACCGCCCCTTTTAAAAGAAAGATGAGGATCGTTATGGGAAAGTCACAGCGGGAAAAAGGAAAACGCGGGGAACGGGAACTGGCCGGAAGGTTAAGGGACCACGGCTATGACTGCCGCAGAGGGCAGCAGTTCTGCGGTGCCAGCGGTGATGCGGATGTGACCGGTCTCCCAGGCATCCATATAGAATGTAAGAGAGTGGAACGGTTAAACCTCCAGGAAGCCATGGAACAGTCCAAAAGGGACGCCAGGACCGGAGAGATGCCGACTGTGTTCCACCGCAGGGACCGGTCAGAATGGCTGGTCACCATGAGATTAGAAGACTGGATCCAGCTCTACAAAGAGTGGGAGGCTGGACAGCAGATAACGGAAGGAAAGGAAAATGCCAAGACAGCAGAAGCCAGGTCTTAGTTACTTTCCTCTTGATGTCGATTTTTTCACGGATAATAAGATCCGGATCCTGCGTGCCAGGTTTGGCAATAACGGGATCGCGGTATATATCTATTTACTCTGCGAGATCTACAAAAAAGGCTACTACATGGAATGGAACGATGATTTTAAGTTCATCCTGGCAGCAGACCTGAATCTCTCAGATGGGTTCATAGAGCAGGTGCTGACATTCTTGCTTGAACGGTCACTACTGGACAGCACACTTTTCAAGTCGGACACTATCCTCACCTCACCCGGAATACAGAGACGGTATCAGCTTGCGGTCAAAGAGAGGGCGAAGAAGACACCGGTAGTCATAAAGGGTTTCTGGCTTTTGGAAGCGGATGAAACGGAACCCTTTATTAAAGTGAACCCTTCTTTTCATTCTTCCTGGAAAAATGAGGATAATTCCCGGAAAAATAACGATTCTTCCCGGAAAAATGACATAAAGGAAAGTAAAGTAAATAAAAGTAAAAAAAATAAAATGATAGGCGCGGAGCTGCAAAGCAGTCCTTGCCCGGATACCGTGTATGAGCTGCAGTTACTTGACGGAAGCTTTTATCCGGTATCAAGGGATTCTGTAGAGAAGTACGGACAGCTTTATCCGGCTGTTGATGTGGACCAGGAATTCCGGAAGATGATCGGCTGGCTTGACTCGCATCCGAAAAACAGGAAGACAGCCAGAGGTATTGATAAATTCATTAATGGCTGGCTGAGCAGGACACAGGATTCAGCAAGACCGCAGGATACGCCTAAAACAGGTCCTAAGAACCGTTTTCATAACTTTACCCAGAGTGATACGGACTATGATGCGATCGCCTTGGAGAGAGTACGCAGCCAGCTTACGGGGGAGGGAAGATAACAGTGGAGACAGAGAAGAACAAAACAGAGATCCTTGCAGTGGATCGGAAGGTTTTGACCGGTGAGGTAGAGGAATGGTACCAGAATGTATCTCTGGAAGATGCAGAGGTATTTATCCGGTCCAACCTGCAGTCAGCAGTTCGCAGTGTGATCGCAACGGGATTTTACCTTAAACATATCAGAGATAATGAGCTGTACCTGGAAGCAGGATATAAGAACATTAATGAGTATGCCATGGACAGGTTTGGTCTCAGTGCCTCTGCCACATCCAGATACATCACCAGGAACACAAGGTTTTCCAGGGGAGGTAACAGTCCGCTCATAGATGATAGGTTTAAGGACTTCAGCAAGAGCCAGCTGCAGGAGATGCTTGGCATGAGTGACGAGCAGCTGGAGCAGGTCACACCGGATATGACCGTCCGGGAGATCCGGAGCATGGCAAGACCAAAGGAAGTCCCTTACATAGAGATACCTGGGCAGACAGAGTTAAAAGATATCCCTGGGGTTATGCCGGAAGAGAGGGCGGAAAGCTTTGAAGCATCAACGGCGGAGCTGTTTGATGTGGAAGAGGATGAAAATATGGTCCAGCCGGTGGCAGGTAAGCCTATTAGCCAGGAAATACCGGTTGCAGAGCTGATGGAAGAGGAAGATGCGGAGATTGCGACGTTGCAACTGCTTCCGGAAGAGACTGCTGCCAATGAGCAACGGAATGAACCTGTAGAAGCTGCCGAAAAGCAGCAAATGGGCCATTGCTTACACCGCCCAGAATATGCGTGCTCTTTACCGGAAGAATACATGCACCGGCCCGGAAGTGGAACGGACTGTGCCCATGAGTGCTGCTGGGAGTGTGTCAAACATGGGGAGTGCAAGCTTGAATGCAACAGTTCGGCTGATCGCCCTGAGACAGAGGAAGAGATTGCGACGTCGCAAACGGATAACGAGGCTTCCGAAGATGAAGTGAAAGAGCGTACAGATATAGAGCTTTTGAGGGAGTTACTGGAGAGAAAGAAGCAGCTTCTTAGCAAATGTCTGGGAAATCCCGGCATTGATAAGTCAGATGAGCATATCAGAATGCAAAAGCTGGAAGTAGGTGCTTTGGCTTCCATGCTGTGTGAGCTGGAAGATTTGGAAGAGAAAAAGGATAGACCGAAGCAGCCAGAGCTTCCACAGCTCAAGAACAATGATCAGAGAGTAGCCTTTATTGATACATATGAGACC